GGATCAAGGGAAGTGGATCATCCTGACCTACGACGCTGCCCTCATGTTCAAAGATATGATGTACTCACGGTTCTTGGTTGAGTGCTTGTCGGTCATGGACCCGAGCCGGGGTGGGTTGTCCCCAAACTTAGAGGCGTTTGTTTCATGGGGAAACAGAGTGCTACTCCAGCATGGGAACGAGGGGTATGAACTGATCAAGGGAGTTGAAGCCCTCGCCAAGGTGAGGATGGTTGACATGGTCGAAAAATGGCTAGACTCCGCTTCACAGGCCAGAGAGATGGTAGACAAGTACAAGTTGAAGGAACAAGCACTAGGGGGAGGATGTCTTGTACAGGAACTCTGGAACTTCCTGGTTTCAATACCCACTATAGAGCAGCAGGCTGAGGTTTTTGGGTTCTTGAAATTAATGGGCCATCCTTATGTCAATCCCCGTACTGGGTGTAAGAAAGTCCAGTCAATTGTCCACACACCTGATAAGATGGAGTTCGAAGCGTGTGAAGCTCTTGGTCATAGCTTCTGTCACTTGTACACCAAGGGTTATCTCGCCATAAAGGGGGAATGGCCGCCTCTTGAGTTCACTCCCCGTCCAGGGGGTGTACCAACCCGTTTGGAGGAGCTTTGCCGTAAGTCTCACCCAACCCTGGCTTTTGGGTTCACACAATACAACCAATCAGATTGGGAGTGGGCCACATTTCTTCCCCATATTTCCTACGATATGGGTGCTGACATTCTGGATTTAATGTCAGATAAGGCACTCTCCAATCCTCGATCTGAATTTGATGCTCCCTGGTATGGAAAACTTGACTATAACCCTCCACGGGCAACAGGATCTAAACGGGTACTCGAACAGCTGCTGGTCAAGGACAAATTGAACATGGAAGAGGTAGTGAAACGTGTCCAGTCTGGAGATATTCCCTTTGATTGGAAGATCGTCTCTGTTAGTCCGAAGGAGAGGGAAATGAAGCTAGATCCGAGGATGTTTGCTAAAATGGTCCTCGAGATGAGGTCATTCTTTGTTTTGTCGGAGAAGAACCTTAAGGAGGGGGTGTTCAAATACATCAATGAACAAACAATGACACTAAATCGTCAAGAACTTCTAGCCCGGTTCTTGACTCTGACCAAACCGAACAGTGATAGGTGGGTTCGTTTGACTGTAGAGATAGACTACAGCTCATGGAACCTTCATTTCTCGTCACAAAACAACGACCCTGTGGGTAACCGTCTTAACCAAATATATGGTCAAGAAGGAGTCTATACTGCTGCCCACAACTTCTTTGATGAGTGTCTTGTTGTGATGGACAACGGTGATTATCCTCCTGAGGGCCTGACTACGGAGACACGAGAACAGGTCTTGAATGGAGAGATGTACCTAGACACAGTTTGGTCGGAGCATGACAGGGGATTCGAGGGAATCACCCAGGGTGTATGGACTGTGAGCACTACTGCATTAGGACACCAAGCAGTCCAGGACATGGGAATCCCGTTCATACAGAGTGGACAGGGTGACAACCAGGTATACACTTTCTCTGTCTACATTCCTGATGGGGTGGAGAGATGTGACATCAGTGACTATGTCCGAAACCTAGAGAGAGAAATATTGACTAGATTAAATTACACTGCTGCCCAGGTTGGACATGAGATAAAGCCAGAGGAATGCATCTGTTCAACTAGCTTCTTCTCTTATGGTAAGGAGATCTATGTTGATGGGGTGTACGTCCCATCACTCCCGAAATTTGTTTCAAGGATCTTTCCTACCACAACCTCAGACTCCCCCAGTACCTACGAGATGATCGCCACTGTTGCATCAGGTGGGACAGCCGCCACTGAGAAGAGCAACATATCCATCCCTTGCCTATCCCTCTGCAAGTTCATTGAGAGCTTAACAATACGTCGCAGTGTTAACAGGTCAATGTTACATAAGGGTCTGCTCCTTGACGAGCTCCAGCTGCTATCTGGAGGTGATGCAAAGGTCGAACAGGTGGTACTAGATCTGCTGTGTACCATTCCCGGGAACCTAGGAGGACTTCCGATCTCATCACCGCTTGAGTTTCTCTACCGCGGCCACTCTGATCCTGTAGCATCAAGTTTAACTGGTCTCCTTTTTCTTCAGAACATTCCCGGGGTCCGGGAGTATCTGACCTGTTTAGAGAAGGGCTGGTTCTTCAAGCTCGAACCACAGCCCCAAGGGCTGATACTTGATCCCTATTCCCTCCCATTTGACACTCCTTCTCCCCCCTCCACTGCTGTATCAGCCGAGGTGACTCCGGTACTCCTTCAAGTTGTTAAAAACCAG